ATATCATGGTGAGTTTAAAATAGACTTCTTTGATCAATATGGAAACAATTGTTTAAAACTAACAATACCAAATGAAGATATGTTATATATCATAATTGAAGATTCTATTACAAAAACAACAGTTATTTAAGATTTTTCCGTTAGGACTGTTTGCGTTACTGCAAACCAAACCAATCCAATTCGCTACTGGATTGGTTTTTTTTTGTTAATTATATTTTTTTGGATTAGATTTACATTTTATATTAAAAAATGTTTACAGTAGAAGTGGAACGTATCCCAAAAAAACAGTCATTCATATTAAAATTTAATTATAATATTGGATTGGTTGAAACCATAAAGGCTACCAAGAAAGAAGGTAGAAAATATAATGATGTCCAAAAAAATTGGATATTAACTGTAAGTAATTTATATGATGTTATATCTCACTATATAAAATCTGATAAAATATTTTTTAATTTTATTAATGAAGATGATAGGGCATTCTTTAAGAAACAGTTTTTAAGATTAAGAGCAAAAGAGGTTGAATTATTGGATAAAAAGAGAATAATTGAAGAAAGAAAAATAAAAGCTATTCAATTTAAGAAAACAATTGAGGTGAATTATTTACAATATTATGATGAAGTCACAAAACACATAAAAGATAAATCATTTATACCATATCCACATCAGATTGCTGGTGTTAAGTTTCTTGAAGTTATAAAAAGTGGTGCATTATTGTTTGAAATGGGTTTGGGCAAGTCAATAGTGTCAATAATTCACACATTATCAATGGATTATAAAAAGATATTGGTTATAGTTCCAAACAATTTAAAGTTTAATTATTTAAATGAAATTGAGAAATTCACCAATGAAAAGGCATATATAATAGGCATTAAATCTAATAAATATGATATTAGTGAGTGTAGATATATAATTGTTAACTATGATTTTTATTCAAGGTCTAGTGGATTAGAAACCAAACTAAAGAAATATGATTTATTAAATGGTGTAGAATGTTTAATATGTGATGAGGCACATTATTTAAAGAATAGTGATTCAAATAGATATAGAAATGTAAAAAAGTATCATAAAGGTATTGAAAATAAGGTATTCTTAACTGGAACACCAGCACCATCTAGAATTAGAGAAATATATAATATGATGAATCTAATATCCGATATTGAATTTTCAAGTAAAGAAAAATTTTATACAGAATATTTGGATTTAGTGTATAATCCAGAAGAATATGGATGGGTTAGTAAATATAATGTTTTAGATAGTGTAGAAAGTGGTGAATTTGTAAATGAGTATGCTAAAGTATATGAGAAATTACAACCATTTGTTTATAGAAAAACCAAAGAAGAGGTTTTAAAAGATTTACCAGATAAAGTATTTAATGATGTTATTATTGAATTATCTGATAAAGATTATAGGGAATATTCTAGTATAGCAAGACAAATAATGGCTGAAGGTAAACCAGAAATAGCTGTCAGAGTGGCACAAAAACAGTTTACTGCTAATTTCAAATCCAATCCAATAATAGATTTGATTGAAATAATTGTAATGGAGAATGATAAAAAATTGGTTATTGTTGATCAATTTAAAGAACCATTACGGAATTTATATAATCAATATAAAGACATATCTGCATATTTTACTGGTGATAGTACATTAGAAGAAAGAAATGCTATTGTAAAAGACTTTCAAAATCCAAATGGTAAAATAAAAATTATATTTGGAATTGAAACTGTTATAAAAGAAGGATTAACTTTAACAGAAGCATCTGATATAGTGGTTTGTACATTATCAGATGTTCCAGGTACTTATGACCAAGTTGTAGATAGACTTCATAGGATTGGACAAAAATCATCGGTGAATGTTTATAATATTATATGTAGAGATACTGTTGATGAGAAAATAAATGATATGTTAAAAATGAAAAGAAAAGAAATTTCACTTGGAATCGATAATAAAATTAGCGACTATAAATCCAATGATATATCTTTGTCGGAAGTTATAACAATTAATAAAAAATAAAATGATTAGAAAAGAAGAACTAGCAGATGTACAAAAGTTTTTGGAAGGATCTTCTGATAAAAAATATATTGTTGCCATTGAAGGGTATTCATATTATAATTATGTTGAATGTGTAATACATGATCCAGAGAAAGGTAAGTACATCGAGAAGATGGAATATAAACCATTTATATGGTTAAAAGATTTACCATCCAATGGTATTAATATATATAAGGATAAGGAGAAAAGGCAAGAAGCTTTGGATAAGTATGGTTTAACTATAAAGAAGTTAAAGACTGGTACACAAAGAAGACTTGAACAAGGTTATAAATTTATTATACATAGCACCAAATCATTTAATGCAATAGTTTCATTCTTTAAAGATGAGAATATTGACATATATAGTGAACAATATAGAGATTTATTCTTTGCAGTAAAGCCAGAAGAACAATTCATGATTCAAAATGGAATTAGATTGTTTAAAGGTTATGAAAAATATAATGAAGTATATAAATTAACATTCGATATTGAAACCACTGGTCTTTTACCAGAGAACAGTAGGGTTTTTATGATTGGTATTAAAGATAATAAAGGATTTGAACACGTTTGTAAAATAAAAAAACCAAACGATGATGATGAAGAGAGAAAGATTATAAAACAATTCTTTTATGTATATAATAAATTAAAACCAGCCATTATAACCACTTATAATGGTGAAAACTTTGATTTTGAATTTATATTTAAAAGATGTGAACTTTTAGGATTGGATTATATTAATGATATAACAACCACGTTAAATCCAAACAAATCCATTAGGAGAAAAGAGAATGCAACTGTTAAATATGGTAATGAAACTGGACATTATACCCAAACAATTGCTTGGGGGTATAATATCATTGATACAATACATGCCGCAAAGAAAACAGCAGCCATTAACAAAGAGATTAAAAATGTTAAATTAAAATATTTATGTCAATTTGAAGATATTGCCAAACCAAACCGAATGTATATCAATGATGGTGGTAATATCTTTAAATATTGGATTAATAATAAATATTTTTTGATTAATACATCGAATAATAATTATCTACAAATACCAGATGATTTACAAGATATTGTTAAAGAATGTATAAATAATGGCACAAATCCATTAGAACATATTGATATTAAATCAATAATTGATAATAGTGAAGAAAAATATAATTCAATAATAACAGGTTCTGAAATTGTTGATAGATATTTATTGGACGATTTGTGGGAAACTGAAATGTTGGATAACCAATATAATGAATCATCTTTTCTATTGGCCAAACTAATACCAACAACCTTTTCCAGAGTATGTACAATGGGAACTGCTGCTGTATGGAATTTAATTATGTCGGAATGGTCATATATTAACGATATAGCGATTCCAATACCTGACGTGGGTGGTAAGAGCAAGAATGAAAAATACGTTGCCATAAGCGAAGAAAGTGGGCAAGAAGATGGTGAAGAAGTTGAGGTTGATGAATTTGCTGTACCAGCTAGAGAAGAAAGTGATAGTTTTGATAAAATATCGGGTGGATTGGCAAGGGCTTATAGGATTGGATATGCTGAATCAATCCTAAAACTTGACTTTGCATCTCTATATCCATCAATCCAATTAACACATGGTGTATTTCCAAATATCGATATAACCAATCAATTAAAGAAGATTCTTTTATATTTGAAAATAACCAGAGATGAATATAAATATTTATCAAATGATACTTCATTGGATGACATTTCAAGACAGTTTTATAAAACAAAACAGTTACCAATTAAAATATTAAACAACTCACTATTTGGTGCGTTGGGTTCTGGTGTGGCATTTAGATGGTCAGATAATGATGTTGCATATAGAATTACAACTACTGGTAGAGTTTATTTAAGACAATTAATAGATTGGTTTTATAAAAGACAATTCTTGCCTTTACTTGCAGTAACCGATGGTGTTAACTTTTCAATTCCATCAATGGTGGATATTGATATAAATCTAAACAAATTGGATAAAATGATACCAATCAATGATATTATTTATATTGATAAAAATGGTAAAGAACATAAAGGTGTTAATGCATATGTTGAAAAATATAACACTGAAGTTATGAATGGTGATTTCATGAAAATTGATCACGATGGTGAATGGAAGTCAACACTAATCCTATCAAGAATTAACTATGCCAATTTAACATATGAAAGTATCGATAAGAAAAGTGGAAAAGTAAAACCACCAAAGATTAAGCTTACTGGTAATACAATCAAATCCAATACCATGCCTGAATATATTGAAGATTATATTAATGTGGCTATGAAGCATATTTTGGAAAATAAGCCAGATTTATTTATTGAGCATTATTATGAATATCTTGCAAAGATATATTACATGCAAATCCCATTAAAAAAGATTGCAAATAAGGGTAGGGTTAAGATGAGTATTAAATCTTATAAGAATAGAGGTTTAAATAAAAACGGTAAAGAGAAGGGAAAACAAGCCCATATGGAATTATTAATAAATGCTAATATACCATATGAAGTTGGTGATTTAATATATTATGTTAATACTGGAACTGTAAAATCACACGGAGATTCGAAAATCATCAAAGATAAAGTAACCAAAGAACTTAGAATGGCATCTGAAATGATTGATGGTAAACAATTGGAGCAAAATCCAACTATGTTAGGTAAATACAATATTGCAAAATATATTGATAATTTTAATAAGAGGGTTGAAAAGATTTTGGTTGGATTTAGTGAAAATGTTAGAAATACACTATTAAAATCAGATCCTACATTAAGAGAATATTATACCGATTTGGATTTGAAGTTATATTGCCATGAAAAGGATAATATTGAAGAATCTATGTTCTTGGAACAAAAAGAAATTGAATTTTGGCAAAAAACTGGATTTAATCCATATCTAATAACCGATGTCTTTAAATTACCAGAGGGTGTTGATTTGATGTATAATGAATATGCTAAAGTAATTAATTATATTAATAATAAACTTCAACCAATGGGTAAAGTGGCTGTGGATGTAAATTCAGATCCAATAGAAGATAATTTTATGGTTATAAAAAAAGGAAATGATTATGAAATCCATTTATATAAAGAAGGATATCTTAGAAAAGTAAAACAAATTAATACTGAACCAATATTTGCAGACTAATGCTTTGTGGTTATATAAATCAAATATATGATATAATTCACCAATCATTAATTGATGATGAATTTTCATATTCAGAAAAAATAAAATCGGATATGGATGATTTATTAAACTCACTTAAAGTTGTTGTAGTTCCAGAATATCCGAGTTCAATATTTTACGTAAACGATAAAGATGTTGTTTTTGAATATGAACATAAAATTAATTTCAATTTTAGATCAGTTTGGGGCAATGATATTATATTATTTAATTCACCAGACAGTCCATTAGGCTTTTTATTAGATAATAATAAATCCAATTCTGTTATATATAGAGTTTTGGAAAAAATTATTCGGAGAATGGAATTCCAAGAATTTGATATGCTAGTTGTTAATAGGATTGATTATATTGAAATGGATAGATCATGGGAATTTATTAAATCAAAATTAGCAAACAATTCACTTTAACAATATAAACTATTTATAAGTAAAGTTATAAAAATGCGAATCAAAGAAGTTTTAGATAAGAATTTAAATTTGTCAGTTGACAACGATAAACCAGTAGCTGGTGATAATTTGGAGACAATGGCTGATAAAACAACTGATTATAATGTTGGTGTTGGTAGACAAAATTATAATGATAATTTTATTGGTCAGTTTGGATCATATTTCTTTGAAGATGATAGTGATAAACATTCCACAAAACTAATAGACGTTTTTGCAAAGCAACAATTTGAAAGATATAAAGAAATATTAAACTATTTTATTAAAAATATTTCAAAAGAAAATATATTGGAGTGGAAGAAAACAGCATCTAAATCATTTGATAGTTTATCCGATAAAGAAAAAGAATCTGATTATAAATGGGCAAATAAAAATGTTGAAGCTTTAATGAAATATCTTAAAGAACAACATGATGGGATTGAAGAGAAGAAAATGAATGAGGATATTGTCACTAAAAATGATAATGATTTAATCTTAAAAGATAAAATAAAATTAACATTATCTGATATAAAAAATGATAAGGTTAGAGACTCTGTTAAAAAGCTTATTAATACAATCAGAAAAGAAGGTAATGGTATCGATGTTAACCAAATCAAAGATATTATTGCCAATATAAATGATGTTGTTGAATCCAAAATGAACAAATAATAATGAACAAGGATCTTTATAACAATACATATTCAGTGCCAGATCATGTTCTAAAGAATATTGAATTGGCAATAAATCATCATAAACCATCTGAAGACCATGCTGGATATGAGAGGGGAAGTAATACACTAAAAGAAAAAACTTTAACATATCAAAACCTAAAGAGATTAAAAAATTATTTTGATAATATAGATAAAGAGGGTTTTGATCAAATAGAATTTGATTTGAATGGCGGTGAGAATATGAAGAATTTTATAAATGATACATTATCAACAGAAAGAAATAAAGTTAAAACAAGTAAAGAGAATAAATCCGATTATGCTCAAATGGATAATCAGTTTAGAAAAACACACACTAAAGATGGTGTGAATGAAGATTTTAATATTGGTAAAATTGTTGAAAAAATTGTAATGGAAAAAATGGATGAGGTTAAAAGGGTATCTATTGCTATTATTATTGATAATAACGATAAATATTTTTTGGCGCAAAGAGAACCAAACGATGACTGGATGCCAAGTAAGTGGGCTTTTGTCGGTGGAACTGGTGAACCAAATGAAACACCAGAACAAACACTATATAGAGAACTTAAAGAAGAAATATCTGTCACACCTAAATGGTTTGAAAAGAAAGATGCATTCCATAATCGAGAAACCAATACAATCGAAACGTTGTTCTTGGTTAAACTAAATGAAGGATATATTAAACTTGATTATGAACATACAAATTTCGGTTGGTTTACAATAAAAGAAATACACCAATTAGATACTGTACCAAAGATTTTGGATTATATTTTAAAAACTAAGTAATACCATTATGAATATTAAAAATATTATTAATGAAGAACTTGGTAAGTTAAATATTGAATGCCCACTATTTGATTTAAATGATGAAGTTATTAATTATATTAAAAAGTTTAAATCAGATGAGGATTTATTAAGATCTGGTGGTTTACCAATCCAAATATTGGATAGATTGGCTTATGGTTTTTCAAGCGATGATATTAAAACATTAAATCCAAACCAATTATCAATTAAATGGAAAGAGGATTGGAGTGGTATTAAGTATGAACAACAAAAATCTGGATTATCGCCATTGGATTGGTCAAAGAAAATAAATCTATCAGAACCAATCCAAGTATCATATCAAAACGGAAAATTTTATGTTGAAGATGGTCACCATAGAACATACGCTGCAAAAATATTGAAGAAACCATTAAATGTGGAATTGGAAATTAAAGATAATCCAATAAATAAATTAACTAATGAAAAACTTGGTTACGATGAATTTCATAGGTGCTTATTCAAACAAGTTATAAATAATTAACTATTTATAATAAATAACTAATATGGCAGGTTTACAAACAACACAAAAACAATTTAGAGATGCATTAGTGGCAAAAAATACATATTCAACATCTGATGAATATAATGTAGGCCATGAAAATGCACTATCAACTGGTGATGAACTAGGTAAAGGCGAAACTAATTCGATTGGTTCAGCAACAGATATTGCAAAAAGAAATACTCTAATTTCAAAAAATAAGTTCTCAAAATCTAGAGAATACGGAATTCAAGATACTTTATAATATTAATGGATTTAAATGTTGACTCAATTTATAAAGTTTTATTAACTGAGGCAATAGAAAAGGGTAAGGTAATTGACGCTATAAAGACAAATACCGAAGTTACTATTTTCTATGCTGGTGATAGAACTATTAATAAAGGTTATAGAGTTATACAACCATTCTGTTTTGGTGTAAACCAAAATGGTAATCCATGCATTAGAGCTTGGCAAAGAACTGGTACGTCTGATACACCAAATGGGAAACCAAATGATGATTTAAGTAGAATGCCAGGATGGAGAATGTTTAGATTGGATGGTATTTCAACATTCAATAAAACATCTAATAAGTTTGATATATCAAAAAGTAGATTGGATTCAATAAGTTATAATCCAGATGATAAAGATATGGCAACGATTTACGCTGCTGTAAGTGCATCAATTGGCGGTAATGAGCCATCTGCACAGCAACCAACAAATAAGCCAGTAGCACCACAGAATAAGCCTAATCAGCCATCATTTAAACCATTGTTTAATAAAGATGGTAATAACGCTAATCAACCAGCTACACAGCAAGGAGATAACCAATCCAATAATACCAATCCAAATACAGCTAATAAGGTTGATAATAATCCAAAAGCTGATTCATCAAATAATACTGGTCAATCAAATATGGATAATAAAGTGGATAATAAACCAAATAATAATCAGTCAAATCCAGATAGTAATCAGACTAGTCCAAATACTGGTATTGGTGGTGGATTTTTCAAGAATTTAAAAGATACTTGGAAAAGATTCTTCAAAGAATAATTTTTTTTTCTATAAAAACAACTATTTATAAAAAACAATAAAATTTTATAAATTATGGATTTATCACAATATATGGATCAGAGAAAAAGGGAATTGGCCGAAAACCCTGTACCAACACAAGGTGCGATGAATGAAATGGTTAGTGGAGCATATGTTCCAGATGATATTAAAATAAAGGCAATGGCTGCATTAGCAAATAAGGTTAAATCAGTTATGATTGCCGTTGATGAAAAGAAAGGTGTAGCACCATCAGCAACACCAATGCAAGCACCATCATCCGAATCAACATTTGGCGCACCATTAAATAGACCAATAGGAAAACAGTTATTAACTGAAATGCCAGAACGTGAGGATGCGTTTGAAGCTGCAATGATGAAAAGAACCAATGCTGCTGTAAATGCTAAACAAACACAACAATATTCTGCACCAGTTAATCCAATCCAAGAATATGCTAATCAAATAATGCAAAAACAAAGTCCTTCACTTGATCATAATATGATAAATGAGATAATTGATAAGAGATTTTTAAACATGTCGGATTTGATTAAAGAAGTTGCTAAAGAAACATTGAAAGATGTGATAGTTGATATGTATGTAGAAGAAAAAATCAGAAGTGTGGTAAAAGATTATCTAATTACATTGCAGAAATCAAAAAAATAAAAACTATTTATATTTATAAAATAGTATAGATGAATAATATTAGTGATTTAGTAACAAATGGTGATTTTTCAGCATTTTACGATATTTTCAAAGGAAATCAATCCAAAGATAGTCTTTTAGCTACGTTTAATAAACATAGAAATATGTTTGGATTAGCACCATTGGAGGTATTATCAGATTCCAATAATATTATTGGTGGTAAGGCTGATAATAAATCTGTCGAAGATTTAATTAATACCTATGTTGATAAATTGAATAAACCACATGATGTTGTATATAAATTAATTAATAAACAAATCCAATTGGGTATTGAAACTGAATTGGAGCATACTAATTCAGAAGAATTGGCTAAAGAAATAGCAATTGATCATATTAGTGAAAATCCATTATATTATACCAAATTAAAAAAATTTGGATTGGCTGATGAATTAAAAGAAACTAGTGATATTAATAAAAGAGAAATAAATCCAATCGAATATGGGTGTTTAATGCTTAATCTTAAAGTTAAGAATTGGAATGAATTATTGGATAGGGTTAAACAAGAAGATGTATATGATGAGATTGGATTTGGTAAAGAAGATGAACCACATATAACAGTATTATATGGCTTCCATGATAATATCGATGTAGATCTTCTATTGGAAGATGTTAAATCAATAAAAGAACCAATCCAATATAAATTAACATCTGTTTCATTATTTGAAAATGAATTATATGATGTATTGAAATTCGATGTGGAAAGTGAAGATTTGATTAGATTGAATAAACACTTCAAGGAGAATTACGAAAATACATCAACATTTCCCAATTATCATCCACATTTAACAATTGCCTATATAAAATCAGGACTTGGAAAGAAATATGTTTTTGATTTAAAAAAATCAATTGAAGGTAAATCTAGCGATTTAACATATTCAACAGTTAATAAGAAAAAACATCATATTAAATTGGATAAAAAAATTGATGAAATGATTGGCATAATGCCCAATTCATCACAAGTTGAAATAAAAAAACAATGCAAACTTGGTGGTAAGTCCGACGGAACTAGTGATGCTTGCAATCAAGGTGATATTAACAATATTGAATTAACCAAGATCGATGAAACAAATCCAATAATTGAAAAGAAAAAGAATAAAAAATATAAATCAATTCGCAGACCAATAATGGGATTATATTATGGTGCTGGTGCTGCTTATAATAATATAAATAATTATGATGGTGTAAGTGATGGTGGTGGAATGGAAGAATCATATGAGTATAATTTAAATAATAATATTGAAGATTCGGATATTGGATATGATTTTAAATCTAAAGATGGTTTAGAATATATGGTTAAATTTAGTAAAAAACATAATTTTGGTAAGTCTGGTGATAATACATATCTAGTATCATTTTTTACAGTAAAAAATAATGTAAAAAATTATTCAAGATTAGAAAATATTACTGATAGTATGGCAGTGATGTCAACCATAAAAAATGTAATTAATGATTTTATTAATAAAAATGATAATCCATCATTAGTGTATTCACCAGATGCTAGTAGAAGCAAACATAGAATGGCCAAAACAAGAATCTATAATGAATTATTTAATAGATTGAACTATACTACACAAGATATTGATAATGGTTACTATATAGCATCACCAAAAAATACATCACATCAAAAAACAATTGATGAAAATGAAACAAATAATAGATTTGATTTGGAATATGGATTTTTTGAAATATCTCCAAAATTTTCAACAAATGGTTCATTGTTTGTAACACATTTGGAATTAAATCAAGAAAGTAGAAATAGAGGTTTGTTTAAATCATTATTAAATGATATTATATCATATGCCAAAGAAAATGAATATACTAATATCGTTCTAGAACCAGATATTACAAAAGGTAAAGACTATTATAATAAATTGGTAACATTATATAAAAAATATGGATTTAATGAGATTGAAGATGATCCATCATTATTAAAGTTAGATTTTTAAATAAATGGCTAATATATATTTCAGTAAAAACGGCACATGGTATGATGCTTGCGATAGTTCAATATCCAAGAGTGGTACTTGGTATGATTTATCATCCGTAGGTGGTTTTTCTGTATGTAAAAATGGTGTTTGGTATACTAATGAGTGTACATTCATTATACCAGCATTAGGTGGTTTTGATAATTTAATTAGAGAAATTACATATAAAAATAATAAATATTATATTGGTGGTGATTTTACAACATATAGTGGTACTACCACACCAACAGGAATAACTAAAAATAGGTTTATTGTATTAAATTCGGATGGTAGTATTGATAATACTGTTGAAATTGGGGATGGATTTAATAATACAATTAGAACAATATCATTTGATAATACAAAAATTTTAATCGGTGGACAATTTACTACATACAGTGGTGTAACGTATAATAGAATCATTAAATTAAATTCTAATGGTTCAATTGATAATACGTTTCAGATTGGAAATGGAATACAAGCTGGTGCAAATGCTGTTTTAAATTTTTTAAAAACTGCTGATAATGGTTATATTGTTACTGGTGACTTTGAAACATATAGCGGCATTACTAAAGGAAATATTGTAAAAATATTTAATAATGGTGAAATTGATAGCACATTTAAAATGGGTGTTGGTGTTGATGATGCTAATGATGTAATTAATTCAATATCTATTGATAGTTCTGATAGAATATTAGTTGCAGGTAGATTTAGTACATATAGTGGTCTTACAGTAAATAACATATTTAGAATTAATTCAGATGGTTCAATTGATAATACTTTCCCATTAAATGGTACAAATAATAGTGTTAGTAATGTTGATATTGATTCGGATGGAAATATATATCTTGCTGGTGTTTTTAGTTCATATAGTGGTATAACGTATGATAATTTAGTTAAATTAAAGTCAAATGGATATCCTGATGAAAGTTTTATTAATTATGGATTTAGTGGTACAATTAATTCAATCAAAACACAAACCAATAATAAATTATTGGTGGGAGGTTCAATAACATCATATAGTGGTATTTCTGTAAATGGTTTGGTTAGATTAAATAGTAATGGCGATTTTGATCACACGTTAAATATTAATGATGGTTTTAATTTTGGTAGTATTGTTCGTGTAATTGAAACAATTGGTAATGACAAGATTATAATGGGCGGTACTTTTTCTACATATAATAATGAATTAGCTAGAAATATTGTATTAATCTCATCTGGTGGTACTAGAATTTCAACATAATTAATAATATATTTAAAACTATTTATATAAAAGAAATTTAATTAATGGAAAAGGCAGCATATACAAATATATTAAAACCAAGTCATTTACCACAGGTAACTGCACCATATTCATATGTTGTTAATGGGTTAAAATCCAACAATATACCATCAAAGATGTTGAATTTACCAATTGCTGGTGTTAAGCCAATGCAAAAATTTATCAATTCAGATAGTGTTTCATTCTTTTTGGATAAGATAAAAGACAATGAGGTTTTAAAACCAATATACGTTTCCAAAGATAATGAAATTATTGATGGACATCATAGATATGCTGGAGCAGCATTAGATAATCCAAACGGAACAATAATGGTTATTAGGTTAGATACTGACTATGACAATAGTGTTCGTTCATTAAACAAGATTCAAGATATCTATACACACGAAAGTGGAAAGAAAGAAGAAGAATGTACTGATTGTGAGAATGAATCAAATCCAAATACCCCAAACCAAAAAGTGATTATTGGATATAGGAATAAACCAATGGTTGAGAATAGTAAATCAGGTAATTTCTTTAACATTAAAGACACTGAAGATAAAAAATTCCCATATAAATACGAAATTGAATTTGATAACATATTGGAATTGGATCAAAGCTATGAGAATGAAAATGTAAAGAAGATTTGTTCGGAGTGGCATGATATGCAGAAGATAAATGAAACATCGGTAAATAAATCATTACCATTTGATGTTTTGGTTTCAAGAATGGTTGTTGAAAGGGCAAAGAAGATGGGTTATGATGGGATTAAATACGGAGAAAAATATATACAAACTTTATAATAATGGCATTTAAAATTAAAAATATAACAAACACATTAAACGGTAAACATCCATCGTTTAATACCACTATTGATGTTAAATATAACATTAAATTTAGGTGGTACACACAAAAGATTAGACCTGATCAAGAAACAATTTTAGCAGTTAATGATTTACCATTAGAATTGCATAAATTAAGAATTAAAGGTTTAATAAACGTTATTCAGATCAGTGATAACGAATATGAGCAAACCAAACTAAAAAGTGAACGTTTTCTATATGGTGATACCAGAAAGAAAGTTGAAACCAAAATGGTTGATTCACCAATCCAAAAATCGTCTGAATCGGTTGATTTTATGGAAGCTGTCAAAGAATATGTTAAGCATGAAAATGAATTAGCACAAGTTGAAGATAGTTTACCAGAATTAGAGGCTGATAGTACAAAATCAAAGAAAAAGAAAACAGAGTAATATATGAAGACCAAGACTGGAAAAAGTAGAATGTTCCAATTAATGGAAAACATTGATCCATCATTCAAAAACAAAAAGAAATTAAATGAAAATAAAGATGATTTGATTGGTTATGATATTCCAGAATGGGCAGTATCAGCATTAATTAATGGTGATGATAGTGGATTATCGGATGAAGATATTCAAAAATTAAATAAATTTGAGCAAGAAGTTGTATCACAATATGGTAATGCACATTTCATGGCTGGTGATATGGAGAGTGAAGATAATTTAGGATTCATGCGTAGTAACGATATCGACAATTTAGGTTCAAACGTTTACAGATTATATATAGATCCGAGAAAATAAAAATATTTTATTATTTTTTATAAAATTTTATATTTTTTTATAAATACTAACTATTTATATAAAAGTATATAAATTTATGTCAAAACTAAAAGTTTTATTTCATACAACAGATGAGGCTGGTGTAAAATATTTCAGAATATTAATGCCAGCATTACAATTACAAAATGATTATTCGGATGATTTTGAAGTTGAATTAAATCACACACCAGAGTTAAATGATTTTGAATATTTAAGAAAATTCAACATCATACATTTCCATAGACAATTTTTGAATGATATTGTTAAGCAACGTGAATTGTTTGATAAATTAAAAAAAGAGGGTGTTAAACTTGTTGCTGATATTGATGATTATTGGGAATTGGATAAGACACATCCATACCATGCAATTTCTTTGCAAGAAAGAATGCCTGAGAGGGTAATTCAGTCATTGAAGATGGCCGATTTTGTAACAACAACTACTGAATTGTTTGCTGAACAAATCCGAAAACATAATAAAAATGTAGTGGTATTGTTTAATAGTGTCAATCCCGAATTGATGCCACAATTTAAGGACAATAGAAAAAAAGATTCAGATAAGTTAAGATTAATATATAGTGCTGGATCAAGCCACTTAAATGATGTACATCAATTGGATGGTATGTCAAATATTCTACAATCTGATGAGCAAGTTAAGGATAAAATAAAATATATGCTTGCTGGTTGGGATATTAGAGGGAATACAACAACCTATAACATCAATCCACAATTGCCCGATGTATTGCAGAAGGTTGGTTTATGGACACAACAATTTATAGCTAAATTTAATAAAGCTGGTGGTAATTTGGATTTAATTCCAGAAGTTCCACAACAAATTAAAGATGCTTTTAGAAATCAATCTATAAATCAAGAAACTAGACCAATTAAACCAGAAGAATCAGTATATTTACAATATGAACATATTATGACAGATAATCATAAGATTATAACTGATAAATCATATTTACAATATTTGAATAAGTTTGGACAAGAGAAATATCATAGTGATGATGTACAACCATATGTAAGAAGATGGACAAGGCCAGCTAACGTATATGCTAACGTATTGAATGAAGCTGACGTATCATTAGCACCATTGGCTGATAATATGTTTAACCGCATGAAAAGCTCGCTCAAGCAGATTGAAGTTTGGACTAGAAAGTTACCAATTATTTGTAGTGATATTCCACCATATAATGTGGATGGACATCATATGAAAAACTGTATTTTAATTCCAGTTGGTAAAAATTCTGGAAAAGAATGGGCAAAGGCTGTTAAGAAATTAATATTAAATCCAGCACTTGGTGAAGATTTGGGTAACCAGATGCATGAAGACTTTAAGGAGAAATATAATTTAATTCATGTAACCAAAACAAGATCAGAGTTTTATAAATCAATTACAAAATAATCAATAACTATTTATAAAAAATAATAAAATGGATCAAAAACGAATCGATAAAATAAAAAGAGAATTTAAATATTTTGAATTGGATATTAAATGTGGTATTCTAATTCTTTTGATTGATATTGCTGACATTTTTGATTCATTTAAATTATTTATAACAGATTATATAATTAATGTCAAATAGTAATAATATCTCAAATGAAGATGAAAAGAAATTCCTAAAGGTTTGGGAATTTCTACCAAAAGATGTAAAAGATTTCTTTAGTTCAATAGCAATATCAGTATCAATGGGATTGAGTAATGTTGAAAAGGAAATCTTTTCACAAGATAATGGCACTGATACTGGTAACCATATGCAGCAAAACAATAGTGTTGCAAAAGATTTTCTACAAAATCTAAAAGGTGGTGTTAGAGATGAACAATATATTAAATATTTTTATGAGGTTTTACAAAAGGCTGATAACTATATCCAAAATAGTGATAGCAATAAACTAAATGAAGCTAGGATTAAATATGGAATGATTGATGAAGGTGATAATTCATTTGAATTTGGAACAAAAAATCATACAGTAAAAGAAAAGGATGAAAATATTGAAATAGTATTTAAAAACTCATATACTGTTAGAAACCAATATGAAGTATTTATGGGAGCACCAGAAATAAGAGTATATATGCTGAATGTAAACGGTGCTGTAAATAGATACTATACATTAGGTGAATATACTGAATATTTAGAGGTTATTAAAACATCTAATCATAATCGCAAACTTAGATTCTTTGTGCCAAAGACTTTTGGATTTGATGGAAAGAACTTTACCATGATGGATGATTTTGTTGATTGTAAATATGTTTCATTCACCAATCAAAACGGAATGAAGTATTATTATAATGTTGATAGCTTTGTTAATATAGAATCCAATGAACTATATTATATATTATCTTTTAATGGTAATAAATTGGATGTTCAATATTAAAAATTTGCATTATTGGATTTGATTGGTTAATATTGTTTTTAATTTAAAACAAAATATAACAATTATGGCAAAGCAGTATGAATCACCCGAAAAGGAAACATTAAAATCATTCAATCACATCTATGATAAAACAAATCTTGATAATTTTATTAAGGTAACGGTATTGGTTGATAACTCACAAAAGGAAATTTATAAAGTAGTAAAAGAAAATGATCTACATAAATATCTTGGAGGATTTGATGTTGTAATTATTTTAAATGAAGAACTATTTGATGTTCTTGATGAAAAACAAAAAGAACAAGTATTTGATGAAGCACTATGTGGAATCTCATATAATGATGAGCGTGGTGTAGTTAAAATCACACAACCAGATTTCACAACCTTTAGAGGTATTATTGAAAAATATGGTTATGATGAAGTGATTAGATTACAAGATAGTATTAAAATAGCCACACAACAAAATGATGAAAAAGAATTAGAAATGAACCATATTACCCAATAATATTAAAATAATTCTATTTTAAACCACTAAAATCCAATAAATTAAATTTTGTTGGATTTTTTATTTAATAATTTGCTTTAATTAACAATTAATCTGATTTTTGTTAAAACAATTAATAAAATGAAAAAATACACATTTGTTGAATTTATTGCAGCTCACGAATCTGACGACTTTGATAACATTGATCAATCTTCTTTGGATTGGGCAAAAAGTTTTATATCTTATTATCCAATGTTATTGGAAACAGAATATCATTCAGGAGACTGTACAAACCAAATCCATAGTTGTCCCTTGTGTGTTCTAGAAACATATTTGGCTGACTATAGAAAATATAATTTTGACGAGGCCGAGTGGCGATATAACAACTTATAATTCAATGTTACAATGACCAAAAAAAATATTAAAAGATTACCAAATTATGTGATGATGGGAAATACTGCATTTAGATTGGTGTTGACCGATAATTTATTTGAATATTATCGAGATGGTGGTTGTTGGGGAATAAAAGCTAAATGGATTAATAATGAACTATATTCAGTAAATATGTATGGTCGTGATATGAAACATTTGGGTGGTAATAAATTAACTGAATGTACATTTGAGGTATGGAAAGAAAATAATGGTCAATATGCTTCTGGGATTAAAGACAAATCCAAAAGCGAATATGTTTTATTGATTGAGGAAAGAATATTAGAATATAATAAACTATTAAATGTAACCAAACAAGGAATGGATTATTATACATTAAATGGAAAAATTGTTGATGTTCTACAAGAATTGTTAAGTGATATTCTTTATATTGAAAACGAAAAAACGGATAATGATATCCCATTTTAATAATAATAATTATGTCAAAGAAACTAAAAACGCTAGAAGAAAATAATGCTCAAGCATTTCAATTCAGCAATCAATTTTCAAATGCACCACAACCTAATGGTGTTGAATGCCCACAATGCAAAAGTGAGTTATTGGATTCAAATCCAATGATGACTTTAACATCAATTCCAGCAAAAAAAAATATACATTGCAATCAGTGTGATTATGTTGGATATAGATTTGTTTAATTAATATTATAAAAATAATGAGCAATAAGATAGATGGTGGTGGACTTCGTTATAACGAAGGTAAATTAAGATATGATTTAATTCCCAATTTTGCTGAAAAAGAATTTGTTAAGGTTTTGACTTATGGTGCAAATAAGTATGCACCTAACAATTGGAAAAGGGGTATGGATTGGAGTAAGGTACTTGCTTCATTAAAAAGACATATAGCAGCATTTGAAAATGGGGAGGATTTTGATCCTGAGACTTTTTCACATCACATGGCACACGTTATGTGTAATGCAGCATTTTTGGTTGAATACAGCAAGATATATCCACAAGGTGATAATAGACATCATAAGTATTTAAAAATGCCCAAGATTGGACTTGATATTGATGAAGTCCTAGCGGATTGGGTTGGTCATTGGTCAAAGCATCATAAACAAGAAGTTCCAGAAACATGGAATTTTGATAGAGATATAAAATCCAAATTTGATTCATTAAAAGATGATAAGGAATTTTGGTTATCTATACCAGTTAAAACAAATCCAAACGAAATTCATTTTGAACCGCACTGCTACATCACATCAAGATCAATTCCAAAAGAGTGGACTGAAGAATGGCTCGATAAAAATGGATTTCCAACCATGCCAGTATATTGTGTTGGATTCGAACAAAGCAAGGTTGATATAGCAAAACAATCTGGGATTGACATTTTTGTTGATGATAGATTTGAAAACTTTGTTGAATTAAATAATGCAGGTATCTGCTGTTATTTGTTTGATGCACCACATAATCAAAGATATAATGTGGGTTATAAAAGAATTAAATCATTATCAGAATTGTTTAATTAATATAGTATGTTAAGCAAATACATAACCAACATATACAAAGAGTATATTAATCCAGCACTATTAGGTGATGAATTATTATATTCAGAACTAATTAAAAATCTATATTTGGATTTATGGAACAATTGTACACATATTGGAAAAAATAAATCGGATCTAGATAGATTGTTTTATGTAAAGGATAATATCATATGGTTTCAAATTTATTATCATAAATCAGATAATTTAAACTACATATACATATATAAAGAGCCGTATGATATATTATTAAATCACGGACTACAATATAAAGAAATAAAACAATTATTTGATCAAATATTCCCATCGGATAATATACCGAAGATTGTATTGGATACGATAGATGAAATAAATCCAGCAAATATTCAATCTGATAATATCAATGAAAATATATTACTGAATAATGCGAATGGTGGGGTCGGTTTCTCGTCCTACTACTGCGCTTTTCGGGATTCGTACTCGTTTACGGGTGGCCGTCTTTCGATTTTACGAGAATACGAATCCCTGCAAAGCAGGGCGAATAACGTTAAGATTTAATTATGAATATGACGATGGTTTCTGATTATATTTTTGATATTTATGTTAACCATATTATTGATAATTTAGAAAATAATAGTGAATATAAATATAATAGATTAATAACATTACATATTGAACATTATATTAACAATAGAATTATTTCTATAAATGTTTACGAAAATTATCCCAATTCTAAGTTTTACATGTTTTATGATGGTGATATTGGATTTGAACTAATTGACGATAGTACAATATATCTTTCATTTGATTTTGTAGAACCTACATATTTTTTAACAAAAACATATTATTATAATTGGTCAGAATATGTTGATTATTTTAAGGCGTTATTAAAATATATACCAATTATTTACGTTACTTATCACTCAAATATCAGTTCCGTTAGATGGAGACATTGTGGTAAATTAAAATCAACAACATTAATTAAATGATGAATATAAATACAGATGAATTTGATTATGATAAATATAACATTAAAATGAATTTTAAAAACAATTTAGATGATCCAAATATTCTTTCACCAGAAATATTGGAAGCGATGGACAATATTTTACTTGTTTGTCCACATGTAGTCTTTGGTGGTTCAATCGCATTAAATGCTGTTGGTTTACTAAATAGAAAAATTAATGATATTGATGTTTTTGTTTCCAGAGAACAAAGCGTTTCATATATTGGAATAATGGAAGTTGTTTCAAGCGAACATTCAAATAATAGATTTTCGGAATCGACAACTGATGTTAATGGTGAACAAATCAGAAGAGTTGGAATGATTTGGAAAAACATTAAAATATGTTGTTTTTCTGTACCCGAAGAACAATTACAACATTCAATTTTTAAATTTAAAAAAAGAGTAATAAGAATCCAAAATGTTAATAATGCAATACTAGCCAAAAGATCATATGCTGATAGAACAGCAAAACATAAACTAGATTTGGTTCAGATTGAAACTATAATTGATGATTTACCATTTTAATTAATATGCTTTGTAATTACATAAATCAAATATATATTGAACATATTGGGCCAAATCTAATGGCTGATGAATTTACATATAATTATTATATTAGAGAACATATTTTGGATTTATGGAATGATTGCACACACATTGCTGAAAAGGTAGTAAGTCCAGATCCAAAGAGTGTTTATTTTTTGAAAAATGATACAATTCAGTTTAAGATAACAATTTACTTTGATTCAATATTTATTACTACATATGATGAACCAATATGTTCTTTAAGTATAATTTTTGGATTATCAAAACAGATAGCGGTTAAATTATTCTTAACTGTAATCCGCACAAATATTCAACACGTGATTCAAAAAACAATTGGTAATGTTAATGTTAATTTTGATCGTATAAGAAATTCATATTATGATAGATCATATCTAGAAGATTATAACGTAAGCCTCAATCCAAATTTCATTGTTAAACCAATAGTATAAAATTTATAATATAAATCAAATCCCTATTACTTAATTGTGGTAGGGATTTTTTATTTAGTGCTATTTATATGAAAGAATTTAATAATGAAGAATATAAATATTGCATTTCCTTTTCAAGATGACAATGAGAAGAACTTTCTATTTAAGACCAATAAGTTATCCAAGGATGCTTTGAGATCTAATTTATATTTATTGTTATTAACTGATCGTGGTGAGAGATATTACATGCCAGATTATGGTATTAATCTAAAGAAATTCTTTTTTGAGCAGAAGGATGAGAATACATTTCAATCAATCCAAGAAGATTTTAAAAACACAATAAAAAAATACATTCCACAATTGACAATAAATAAAATATTGTTTTACACATTGGAGGATGAGAATGGAACACCAATCAAAGAAAATGAGGTTAGGATGCAAGTTGATTTTACATATTCCGAGGATGTGTTTGAAGAAACTGATCAAATAACAATAACAGTTACAACTTAAAAAAATGGCAGATAATAGAATAAATTATAATAAAAGAACATTTGGTCAGATAAGACAAGAATTATATGATTACATAAAACAATATTATCCAGAGACATTATCATCATTTTCTGATAGTTCAATTGGATCATTATTAATAGATTTATGTGCTGCTGTTGGAAATAACTTATCAATCAATACCGATAGGGCTTTTCAAGAAACCCAATTGGAATATGCACAACAAAGAAAATCATTATTTGCATTGGCAAAGAATATGGGATTCAATATTCCATCAAAAAGAGCATCAGTAACTGTTGTTGATTTTTCGGTTACAGTTCCAACAAATGGTGATTCATTTGATACCGAATATTTACCAATCCTAAAAATGGGTGCTCAAATATTGGGAGGTGGAAAGACATTTGAAACGATTGATGATATTGATTTTTCTTCACCAACATCAAACTTTGGAACAGCAAATAGAACGATTGTTCCCAATTTTAATTCAAATAATATAATTCAAAATTATACATTAACAAAAAGAGAGGTTGTATATAATGGTGCAGTATCCATATTTAAAAAAGTAATTAGACCAGAAGAGTCTGTTCAATTTATGGAAGTTATATTACCAGATGATGATGTATTATCAATTGAACAAGTTATTGTATTGAATGGTGTTAATTATAGTACAAATCCAGCATTGACTGATTTTTTCGATCCAGACAATAGATTTTATGAAGTTGATTATTTAGCTGAACAAAAGATTTTTGTTGAAAATGGTTCAATTGGTTTATCTGGTTCATCTGGAATTAAATCTGGTGTATATTTGGAAACGACAAAGAAATTTATAAAAGAATATAGTGAAAATGGATTTTGTAAATTAATATTTGGTGGTGGTAATCCAGATTTGGATTTATTTAATGAAGCAATAAATAGTGTTGGATTTGGATCAGTTAACTTCTTGCAAAACTATCTAAACAATACTTCATTGGGTGAAATGCCAAGAGGTAATACAACAATGTTTATTAGATATAGAACTGGTGGTGGTGCAGCATCAAATGTTGGTGCTAATGTATTAACAACCACTGGAAATTATAGTATGGTTGTTAATGGTAGAAGAGAAGATTTTAATAGATTAGTTAATAGAAGTTTAAAAACAAATAATCCAATACCAGCAATTGGTGGTTCTGATGATTTGTCAATTGAACAAATCAGAAAATTGATTTCATATAATTTTTCAGCACAAAATAGATGTGTTACTATTGAAGATTATTTATCAAGGGTTTATCAGATGCCTGGGAAATTTGGTGCGCCATTTAGATTAAATGCATTTAAAGCAGATAATAAAGTGGTAATACCAATTATTGGATTGGGTGCTGATGGTACATTGGATAATAGTAGCACAACAATATTAAAACAAAATATTGCTGAATACTTAAAAAAGTATAGAATGATAAATGATTATGTTGAAGTTAGAGATGGAAAAGTATTCAATCTATCATTTGATTTTACACTATATATAAGTGATAATAATAATCAAAATGAAATCGCCAACTTGGTTATTAGAACAATATCAAATTATTTCGATATTAATAATAGACAAATAAACGAAGATATATTTGTTGGTGATTTAATTAAAATGGTTAATGATATTAATGGCGTTATTAACGTCATATCATATAAAATATATAATAAGGTCGGTAATGGTTACTCATTAAATGAAATAGAAATGGCTTATGTTAATGATACAACCAGAGAAGTTCAATTAATAAATAACACAATATATTCAGTGGAAGATTCCATGTTTGAAATCAAATACCCACAAAAAGATATTAGAGTCTTTATAAATAAAAAGAATCAATTACTTGGTTAATTAATTTAAAGTGGAAATGATTAAATATGCAATTCAATATAGTTCAGGTACAACATATTATATCAATTTTGGATTAACCCAAAAATATGATAATGTTGGGTTATTTTCAATTGTTGGTTCTGGAACAACTGGAACTACACTTGTTAATAAAATAACTGGCTATACCGATTCTAGATTGATTGAACTTGAGAAATATACAATATCTGATGATATTTCACAAAAATATGTATTAACTGGTTCATCCACTTCGGATGGTGTTGTATATAATGATTCAACAGGTTCAACAATATCTTATTGGATTGGTGGAATTAATTATGTAGATTACAGTGCAACTACCGTTTTTACCTACTATTCAAGCGGTCTGACAGCTTTAAATTCATATAGCACAAATATTGTCGTTGAAGATAAAAATGTTAACCTGACCGATGATTCTAGGGTAGATAGTGATATTGATGTTGATAGACAATCAATATCAGTGTTTGAAAACCATTATAGAATAGCCACAGCAACAAATTTAAATGATTTAATAAACTATGCTGGTGGATCTTATTTCAATATTATTGAAAATAATTAATGATTGTTGTATTTTTAAAAAAAATGTTTTAGATTTGGGTTTTAAAATCACACATGGGTAAAAAATATCATAAACATGAATTAAAATAGTGCATATGCTTGTTTTAAAAGTCGCAGAAGGTAAATTCATTTATTCTCAATATGTGAAAGAAATCTTAAATCAGATATTAATAAATATTCAATATTCTGAATTAAATGTGTCAATAAGTAAAGGTGATCATTTTATTTGTGGAATCCTATATAATAATGAACAAGAGAGTAGCATATTATCAAATTTGCAATAAAGATATAGATTACGGCTATTCAATGTATTTATATCCTATATTAAATAAAATTTTAATAAATATGCCCGATGATGAATTGGATTATGTTTTTATTAAATATAATGTTAGAACATATCGCACATTTTTTAATGATATTGAGATGGATTATCATATTATGTTTTAGTTATGGATACATTCTTTAAGATTTCAAAACCTGAGTATCAATATTGTCAATATTTAGAGCCAATCTTAAATTCGATTTTTGAAAATATAATGATTGATGAATTTAATAATTTTGTTGAATATAGATATTATGTGGCATATTTTAACGATATTAGATTAAAATATAAAATAAACGATTTACCATTTTAATGATATAACCAATGCCTTACAAAATTAACGAAAGTAGTTATAAGTACTCAATATATCTAAAACCCATCTTATCCAATATTTTGGAAAATATGTTAACAGATAGTGAAATTATGGAACTATGTGATTTAGGTTCTACTTTTTATGATAATAGATTTTTGCGTAGTCAAATTGTACTTGATTATGTTTTTCACCATAATAGAGAATCCATTAATAAAGTATCCATATTATAAATAACAATCACTATATAATGTTCAGATATCAAGTTAATAATAGAAATTTCACATATTGCCAACATTTAGTGCCAATCCTAAATAAGATATTCACTAATATAGAAACTGGTGAATTAAGGGGTATTGTATCAGTTGACTCATTTTTCCAAATGAAATTTGGTGAAATTGATATGAAATTAGTTCAATATGTTACTTTTGAATTTGATTTTGAAATGGATGTTGAAAATTGAAACCTTTTAATTGATTGTACGTTAGATTACACATGAAAAGAATGATACAAATTGCGAGAAGGCTTAAAACAATGGGAATAACATCATATTTTGTTGGTGGTTATGTTAGAGATGGGATTATGGGCATAACCTCCGATGATATAGACATTTGTTTGATTGGAGTTAAGGATAAGGAAGCTTTAACACAGATTTTATCACATTTGTGTGACAAATTAACCATTGAAGTTGGTGAGAAGTTTCCTGTTTGGATAGCAACAATTGATGATAAGAAGATTGATTTTGCTTTAGGTAGAGCCGAATTAAAATCTGGCCAATCCAGAAAAGACTTTGATATTATTGTTGATGATGTTTCTATTGAGCAAGATTTGCTTAGAAGAGATTTCACAATCAACGCAATAGCAAAAGATATCCTATCTGGTGAATATATTGATCCATATGGTGGTATATCTGATATAACCAAAATGCGATTAACGCATGTATCTGATGCATTTGCGGAAGATAGTTTAAGAGTGTTAAGAGCAGCTAGGTTTGCAAGTAGATTTGATTTATTACCAAGTGATGAACTTAAACAATTGTGTAAATCAATCAAACCAACTGATATATCAAACGAAAGAGTTGGTATGGAGTTGTATAAAATGCTTCATCAAGCAACAAAACCATCAATCTTTTTTAGATTTTTGAAAGATGTTGATTGGCTTGATTATTATTTTAAAGAACTATCAGATTTGATTGGTATTCAACAAGACCCAATCTGGCATCCAGAGGGTGATGCATTTGAACATACAATGCATACATTGGATCAAGCAAGTGATTATTTGATTAGATTGGCAATGATTTGTCATGACCTTGGAAAAGCATCAACAACGGTATTTCGAAAAGGTAGATGGACGGCCTATGGTCACGATGTTGCTGGATTAGAACCAACCCAAAAAATGCTTGAAAATCTGAAATATTTTGATGGCAAGACAATAAAACAAATATTGGTTTTGGTTGAATTTCATATGGTTCACACACAACAGAAAATATCTGATAAATATTTGAAAAAGATACTTAGAAGACTATTGGAAGTTGGTTTAACATATGAACATCTTGTTGAAGTTTGTAGATGTGATGTATCAGGTAGACCACCGATTGAAGGTTGTACACCAGACATAAGACAAAAGGATATTGATGCAATATTGCTAAGTGATGAGTTAAGACCAATCGTAACTGGTCAGGTCTTAATTGATGAATTTGAATTAACACCATCACCATCATTTAAAACAATATTAAAACAATGTTTAGATTTGCAAGATGCAAAAAAATTAAATAAATTAAACTATGTTTGCTTTGTTAAACAGTTCATTAAACAAGTAGCATAATATAATCCCCATCACATATAGTATGGGGATTTTTTTATAAACTATTTATATGAAACAATTATAAATGGCTACTGGTTATTTCGGAAATATAAGACCAACAGATATATCAATAACTGATATTGATATTTTTTATACATACTCACCAGACAGAGTTACACAATCATTAACAGTTTATAGATTAGAAGCATCTGATGTATTAACTGAACTAAATGAACCTACTGATGAGGGTACATCCATATTTGGTGGTATGTATAATCTAAAACTCCCTTCAGATATATTCAATAATCTTGGAATATATAATATAATAATTAGACCTAAACAAATCAAAACAACGATTACTGATTGTGGTGTTTTATCTGCCATACCATCTGTAAAGGGTATATTAATTGATACTACACTTCCAGAATTAGCTGATATATCTGATAAGTTAGGGAATAATGGATTGGTTGGTTATAGAATAGAATACTTTGAAGATAATGGTGATAAAACCAGAGGTGTATTTAGAATTGTAACATCTGCCAATAGAGTTGAACCAGTAAACGAGAACATAAATAACACAACACAAACAAGTGTTAGATATAGATTTAATGATACATCCAATCTATTATTTTTAACATTAACACCATCAACGGCTGCAAGCGTTAAACCTAACTCAACACCATTTATTGGATCAGCAAATCAAGAAATATTATTAATAAATACACAATTTAATCCAGTAATGTTGGAAGTTGAATTGGTTGAAAATACATTGGATACATTGGCCATTGGTATATTTGGTGAACAAATCAGAAGTGCAGAAGATGGAATTGTTACATATTATGATAAAAATAGATTAATTTATAAACAATTTGATACGTTTGAACTAAGAGATGATTTCCAAAAATTATTATATGAGGCCAAACTAAAAAGAACAACTATTGATGAAAGTAAAGATTTCGATAATATTATTACCGATGATATAGCTTAATTTTTATATTGTATGAATTTAAAGAATATAATAGAAAGTGAGATTAAAAACTTTTTGAACGAAGATTTTAAATCAATGAAAGCACAATACCTTAAACAAGGTATTGATTCTAAAATCATTGATAACTATATTGATACATTTAAAACTATTAAAGATTTTAGAGAACTTAATGATGATATTATTGATTTTAAAATTGATAAAGATAAACGTAAAATTATAGATAACTATAAAGATTTTCATCAGCTTGAAACTATTGTTGATTATGTTAAAGGTAAGCGTAATATAAAAAATGCTTCATTTGAAGAAGAGGATGAAGAAGATGAAACGTTAGAATTCCCTGGGAATATTGTCCTTAAAGATGATCAGCTTGATATTAAATACGCCAATTCACCTCGTGCTTGCATTAAATATAAAGGTAAATTTCCTTATTCTTGGTGCATATCTCGTACTGATGCATCTAATATGTTTTCAACATATAGGTTCAAAGAGAATGAACCTGCATTCTATTTTATAAAAAGAATTAAAGCAACCGAAAATGAATTTGGTGTTTGGAATATGACCAAAAATGTATTTAATGGATCGTTTAAAGATAAATATCATTTTTTTGTTGTACAAGTACATAAAAACGCTAAACTTAATAATACCACACAACAACAATATACGGTTACATCAGCACAAAATGATGGTGATAAACTAATGTCATGGAATGATATTTTAAAATTTGCACCCGAATTAAATGGTAAACAAGAATTAATTAAACCAATACCCTTATCACCAAAGGAAAAAGAGACATTTAATAAATATAATAGTGGAATAAGTGATGAAGAGTTTGCAAAGTTAGATTATAAAGAAAAACGTAATTACTTAGATGTATATGTTAAGATGAATAAACATATAACCGATAATCAGTTTAATGCGTTACCCGATGATCTAAAAAATTTGTATATTGGATTGGGTGTACCAATAAGTAAGTATATGTTTGATTATGTGATGAGTAATGGTAAATTAAAGAAAAGATATGATGATATATTAAGTAAAAGAATTGGTGAATTAATAAAAGGCACTGCTGGTATTGGATTTGGTGTTGAAGAAGTATCATATAGTTTTCAGATTGGTTTATTGGATGGTGATAAATTGAATGCACAGAGTGTTAATATATTATTTAAAAACGCATCAATAGAACAAAAATACAATATGGTTAAACAAATAATTTCATATGTAAAAGATAAATTGAATTCAGATATAATTAATAGTTTGTTATATAAATTATCAAAAGAACAAAAGTATGATATGATTAAACAAATATTTCCATATGTGAAGGATAAATTGGATTCTAGTATGATTAATAGGTTGTTAAATAACACACCACAAGAACAAAAGTATGATATGGTTAAGCAAATATTTCCATATGTGAAGGATAAATTGGATTCTAGTATGATTAATAGGTTGTTAGATAACACACCACAAGAACAAAAGTATGATATGGTTAAGCAAATATTTCCATATGTGAAGGATAAATTGAATTCTAGTATGATTAATAGGTTGTTAGATAACACACCACAAGAACAAGAATATGATATGGTTAAGCAAATATTTCCATATGTGAAGGATAAATTGGATTCTAGTATGATTAATAGGTTGTTAGATAACACACCACAAGAACAAGAATATGATATGGTTAAGCAAATATTTCCATATGTGAAGGATAAATTGAATTCAGATATAATTAATAGTTTGTTATATAAATTATCAAAAGAACAAAAGTATGATATGGTTAAGCAAATATTTCCATATGTGAAGGATAAATTGGAATGGGATGTGGTTCGTATTTTATTATATTTTACACCACAAGAACAAAAGTATGATATGGTTAAGCAAATATTTCCATATGTAAAAGATAAATTAGATTTAGATATAATTAATAGTTTGTTAACACATACGCCACAAGAACATAAACAAGAGATACAATCATTAATAGATAAATATAAAAATAATCAATCAGCAATAAATGAAAGAATGATTAATAAATCAAAACAAAATATTGATATTATTAATATAATAACAGAAGAATTAAATAATATTACAAATCCAAACAAAAGTTTCAACAGAAACGAATATTTAAGATGGAAGCGTAATAATGTTACATTGAGGGGTATTTCTGGAAATGTTGGTGAAGAAAACAATGCTGGTGCTATGTTTGGTAGTGGATTATATACAGCAGCTTTATCAAATAAAGCTATGGCTAAAAAATATGGTCAAGTTTATTTTGTTTTAAATGCGATACCAAAAAAACCAAAAGTTTTTAACGACACAAATATGGCAGAAATTTTTCAACAACAACTTGTAACCAATTTTTGCAAAAAACATAATGTACCTAGAAGTAATCATTTCTTTAGTGAAAAGACAACAATTAGTGATGAGATGAAAAATATTGGATATGATGGATTGGTAATAAAAGGACGTGAAATGGTTAATTATTCACCACCAGATAATGTTAAATATTTTAACAACGAAAATCAATTAATCCAATACTACGAAGATTTTGTTAAATAATTAATCCAAATCTATTTATATGAAAGTATATAGAAATTGGCAACAAGAAGAGTCATTAATGGTAATATAAATTATGATTTGGTTGGTGGTTCTTTTAAGAATTCTCCATCACAAACCCTATTCAGTGCAGGTGATTTCTCATTAGAGACAAATCTATCAAATAGAAACATCAGAAATTATAATAATGTTCTGGGTGTATTTCTTGAACCAATTACATTGGAGAACATCAATCTAACAGTTGATGAATCCAAAACAATCTCCACATTATCACAAAGATTATTATTAAACTACGATAAGACAGATCTAAACAACTATGCCAAGTTTGGATCATTAGCTGAATATATTAGAATTTCTATTGAAGAGATTATAACAAAATTTCCAGCTAGTATGTATGTACCCAACATATTTGATAGACAGATGTATAATACTGTTAATGATTATTCATATGATATATATTCAAATACTGCAACATTTAGAACACCAATTGCGCCAATCGAAAACAATTTCGGATTAATATATGATTATGGCAATAGTCAATATCCAGAGGGATTGGAGATTAGAAATTTAAATCTATCATATAACTTATATTCAATATTTAGAAACACATCAAGAACAACAGAGTATAATATTATTGGATTTACTGGATATTCAGATACTAGCATATATTTTAAAGTTAGTGGTAATCCATTTACTGAATTAACTGTTACAACTGGATTAACAACATTATCGACAACATTTCATATTAAACCAAATTTCTCAACATATAATAAAGCAATAAAAGATTTATCTGATTTTGAAGAATTTTTGTTAGCAAATAAATCAATTGACGGTTATATAATTAAGTTAAAAATACCACAGCAAAATGATAGGGGTGAGAGTGTATTAATTGACACTCAAATATTATGGCCAACAAGTGATGGTTATAATATTGATATATCTGGTTCGGAATACGGTGAATTTTTACAAAGATTATATAATGTCGGAGTTCAATATGATGATTATAAAACCGATCTAATATATAGATTTTTAACACCACAATCATTAAAATCGTATGATTTAACATCAGATCAAAAAATATCAAAATTACTTAGAGTATATGGTAGAGAATTTGATGAAATAAAACGTTTCATTGATTCAATATCATATTTAAATAAAATTAATTATGATAAGAAAAATAACATACCAGATGTATTAATTAAAAATTTTGCAAGGGTATTTGGTTGGGATACATTTAACTTAGTTGATGAAAATGATTTATTAAAAAGATTTTTCGGTGATAGTTCTAGTGAAGATAGTGAATCATATCTACCAGCAGAAGTTGATATTGAATTATGGAGAAGAATTGTTTTAAACACTAATTACTTTTGGAAATCAAAGGGAACTAGAGAAGCTATTAGATCAATGTTCTTATTCTTAGGAATACCAGATTCATTAATATCAATCAATGAGTATGTTTATACTGTAGATGAAAAAATAAATGTTGACACTATTGAATTGGCAATCGATATTAGATCGACATCCAATCCATATAATTCTGAAGGTTATCCAATATCACCATTAGAAGATTCTAGATTTTATTTTCAATTAAGTGGAAATACCGATGGTGGTAATGCTTATATGGATAATTTTAGGAATGTTGGATTTAAATTAAATAGAACAGTAGATAATAAAAAATCATGGACGTATACTGGTGCGACAGTTAGGAATGATACTGAAACTAATTATACACAAAATGATAGTAAATTAATAATTAATACAAAAGAGATTGATGTATCATTTGATATAGCTAGAGGTATTGAATATGAATTTTATAAATATAATAGTTTATATAACTATCCAATATCATCAACTGGCGTTACTATGCCATTTTTATATATAAACATTCCTTTGGATATAACTGGTTCATCACAAACTAATTTTATTATTCCAGAAGAACAGTTAGGTGATATACAAGTAAATATAAATGGTATTACATTGGCCATCGGTACAATCCCAGGCGAAAACGATTATTATATCAATCCATTAAACGAGCAAGAAATTATATTAAACGTATCTGCATATAAAAACTATGTTGGATTTAATGATACAATATCTGTTACATATACAGTAGATAGAAGCGGTGTATTAACATCAGCAACTGTTAAATATGTTGTAACAAAATTTGCCGTAACATCTGATGGTCAAACTGTATTTACACTACCAAAAGAACCTGCTGGTGATGTTCAATTAACATTAAATGGTGTAACATTAACAAAAGGTATTGGTGCAACTGACGGTGATTATATAATAAACCCATCAAATCGAAAAGAGGTTATTGTAAGATCATCAATATTGGGTGCATATTTAAAAACAACAGATACAATTGTAATAACATATTTGGAAATTAATGATACATCAATATTGGTTGAAAAATATTCAGATTTTCATAGAGTAACATCATTGTTCGCTAGTAACTTCTATTATAATTCATTGCTTAATAAGTTTACATATATAATGCAATATAGTGCATTTAATGAATACGCAATGAAAGTTATAGTAAATGGTATAACTTTAACTAATGATGTTGATTTTACATTATCATCAACAAATAAAAAACAAATATTTTTTAACGCACCACTTAGGATTGGTGATACAATAAATATATTTTATTATATTAATACTGGTGATGCTGGTTTAGGTGCATATAGTTTTAGTGATGGAAGTATTGCATCTGAGATGACGTTCTTGGAATTTATTAATAAAATAACACGAGAATTTATTGATGCAAAAGATAGAAAGATTATTACAAATTATGAAGGTGGTTACTACCCAACATTATCAACATTGTATGATTTATACTATAATGGACAAACTCAAAGTGGTACGACATTTTTAAATAATTATAATTTTATAAAGTTATATAAATACCTAAACAATTTTAATGGGTATTTTCAAACATTTGTATCACAATTATTGCCAGCAACAGCAATTTTAAGAAAAGGTGGTATATCAATCCGAAATACAATTTTTCATCAACAAAAATTCACATATAAAGCTGGATATTATGATAGTGGAAAATCAGATTATGGATCTGAATTTGTTGTAACATCACAAGATTTTATGGATTTTGGAAATGGTTTTAATAATACGGTAAATACAGCATTAAAGTTGGATGATGGTTATTTGATTGGTGGAAGTTTCACATCATATAGTGCAAATACTGGTAACATATCAGCTAATAGATTAATAAATTTAAATAATAGAGGTTATGTTAATAATAATTTTATTATTGGTTCTGGTTTTAGTGATGGAATTGTTTATAAAATATTAAGAACACATGATAATAAGTATTTAATGTGTGGTTCATTTACATCATATAATGGCACATCATCTAATAGAATTGTAAAATTAAATATTGATGGAACTATTGATTCAACCTTCACAACTGGTAGTGGATTTGGTAATCAAGTATATGATATGTCAATCCAATCCGATGGTAAAATACTTGTCGGTGGAGAATTTACATCATATAGTGGTGTAACTACCAGAAATAGAATCATTAGATTAAATTCTGGTGGTACAATTGATAATACGTTTCAGATTGGATCTGGTTTTGATACTATAGTTAGAACGTTAGCTATTCAATCTGATGGTAAAATACTTGTCGGTGGAGAATTTACATCATATAGTGGTGTTTCTAAAAGTAGAATTATTAGATTAAATACTGGTGGAACTATTGATGAAACTTTTCAGATTGGTACTGGTTTTAGTGGCAGTGGTTTAGTGTTAGATATTGAACAACAATCCGATGGTAAAATACTTGTTGGTGGTAGTATTGAAAGTTATGATGTTGAACCATCATTAAATAATATTATTAGATTAAATTCAGACGGTAGTGTTGATACAATATTTGGAGATGGTTTCGATGGTACTGTTAGAGCAATAAAACAACAATCAAATAATAAAATATTAGTTGGTGGTGATTTTCAAATATATAGTGGTATAACATCAAATAAAATTATTAGATTAAATACTAACGGTAGTGTTGATTCAACATTTGGTGATGGATTTGCTGGCTCAGTTACAAATATTCTAATCAATTCAGATGATGAAATTATAATAATGGGTGATTATAATACATATGATGGACAGGTTGCCAATGATATTATTAGAATTAATAATGATGGAAATAAAACATCGGATTAATTTTTATTAAAACTATTTATATAAAATGCATTAATTAAATGAGTTTTATAATAAAAGATTCACCAATAACATTAAATATTAAATTAACAACACTAGGAAGAAAAAAACTTTCCGAAGGTAATTTACAGTTTAAAAAATGGGCAATTGGTGATAGTGAAATAAATTATGAATTTGCATCAGAAACATCTTTTGATTTAACAGATGGAATGGTTTTAAGACCTAAAGATGTAAACCCATCAATCAAATCATATATAAAGGAAAATCCAGATAGTGAATCAAATTACACAACAATATCAAGCGTTGATTCAACTGAAATTACTGTAATCAATACGGCTAGTGAAAGAGGTTTCTTTTTAAGGTCAGGTTCAACATTTACATTAGACTTAGATCAAACAAGACAACCACATTTACTAATACGCAATCATCAATTAAATACTACTGGTAAAACTACATTATCACTTGTGCAATCATCTGCTTATGGATTGGTATTAAATGAACCACAAGTAAATGATTTTATATTAATTGGGTGGAGAAATCCAAGATTGACTGGTACAAGTTTATTACAAAATAGTATAATAGATATTAATTCACCAATACCATTCATATGGTATAAAATACAAGATATTATATCAGGTACATCAATTGCTTTAAATAATTTACAAATCACCGTTGATAAAAATTTACCAAACTTTAATGGTATATCAGGTACATCATTTGCTATTGTATATCCAAATGCTAGTGGATATACATCGACAAATACATCAGAATATGATTCAATGAAAAATTATTATGATAATGTTGGTGATGTTAGAGTATGGAATATGTCAATTATTTATGGTGATACACTAGCTGGTACTTTAGCAAATTATAAAAATAAATCAACATATAAAACAAAAAAATATTCTGGCGATATAGTTTATATTGCTCAAAGTGCATATACTGAAAATAGTTTTGCAACATATGGAACAACATTGAGAAATGTTGGAATAATCCATTATACAAATAGTTCAATAACAAATAACTATGGTGAATCATTAGATTCAAATACACCAGTATTGGATTTGCCAACAATAATGTGGCATTATAATACTGGTAATACATTAGGATTAACATTAAGTTGTGGTAATGAAAGAAAAACACTTAATGGATTGGATTCATACTATTATGATTTAGGTGATGAAGATGGAAATGTTGTTGGTAAATGTTTTATTGATTTAAAAATATTTGTAATTGAAGATCAAGAACTATTACATGCAATGTCGTATAAATCCAATCGAAATTGGACTATTCCTGAATGCTCTGCTGGATTTAATATTAGTACATGTGTTAACCCTTGTTCAATTGAATTTGATTATATAAATGTAACACAACCGACAGTTATAACTGGTGGAACTATTGAAATTATTGCTAGTGGTTATAGTGGAACAATTTATTATTCAAATGATAATGGTGTTACATATCAAACAAGTAATATATTCTATAATGTGTCTGCTGGTAATTATATGATTAGAATTAAAGATATAACCAAAGATGGATGTGTTGCCACTGCACTTGTAACATTAACAACAGATGCTGCTGATTTTAGTATTGACTTTAGTGATGACTTTGGTTAAAATAAATAAACTATTTATATAAAACAATAATATAATGGCCCAAAAAAGCTACAACAATTTATATACAGGTATAACAAGTACAATTAAAAATAATAGTTTAAAAAGTATTAGTGGGATTACTTTACAAAATGCTTTAATCGATATTGTTGATAGTACATTTGGTGCTTTCAGTGGAAATACTGGTGGTAATAATAAAACGGCAACTGGTATAACCACAACATATGTTGATAGTTCAAGTGTTGTTAGTGAAGTAACAGTAAAAAGTAAAATATTAGAAATTGGTGATTGGGATATGGATACTAACGATTCAAAAAGTGTCGCTAGTGGTATTTCTAGTTTAGAAACAAAATTAAGATTGGTTAGTATTATGGTTAGAAATGATTCTGCTACTGAATTAAATCCATTTTTATGTACAATAAGACAAATAGCTGGTGGTAGTTTGTATGAAGGTGAAGGTGGTATAAATATATCAACAGATGATTTAATATATTTAAGAAGAAAAACTGCTGGAATATATGACAGCACTGAATATAATTCAACATCATATAACAGAGGTTGGATTTATATAACATATCAAGAATAAAAATGGCACAAGCATTACCAACAACAGTATTTATAACATATTTGTTTGAAAATGATCAAACATATTTATCTGGTTCAACATATGGATTCCAGACACCAATCCATTGTGCGTATATTCAAAAATTAACCACAGATGATTATAGAGGGAAAAAAATAAACTTCACATTTAATGAAGATTTATTTCCATTTATGAAATCAACAAGTGAAATGAATGGATTGGGTTGGAATGCGAATAGAATTAAAGCACTTGTTCAAAAATATGATTATGTTGATGAAACACTTAGGCCAGATCCAACATTATGGAAAATAATTGATGTAACCAATCAAATATCTGGTTTTGCCACGTTTTCAGCCACTACAATCAATCCAAATGATTTGGTAGGTGTTATCTTCAGTATTAGTGATTCGTTATACGAGAGTGCAAGTATATATGATTTAGACCAATATTTAAATCTACCTGAAACAATTGATGATGACAATAAACTAAATTTCGGTGATGAAACATTTTTTTATGGAAATATTACAACCGATATTAATGCAACCATACAAAGAAGTAATATTAATATATTCCTACCATTAAACACATATAATAATAGTACCAATCCAACATGGGAACAAAATACACCAGTATATATAACAGAGATTGGTATTTATGATGATAATAATGATTTGGTTGGCATCGCTAAACTAAATTATCCAATCGATAAAGATAATACCAAAACAAGAACTTTTGATTTTGGAATGGATTTTTAATATTTTTTTATAAAAATTAATAAAATTTTATAAGAATTTATTTTTTCATACTATTTATAATAAATAAATATTATATGAAAATTAAAAAATCAAAATCTGTATTAATATCAGATGATACTCACGATAAATTAAAAAAGCATTGTGACGTAAATAACCTAAAAATTGGGCCATATGTTGAGAATGTAATAAATAAAGACATCGAGAAAACCGAAGTCAAAAATTAATTATTATATTTTATAAATAACAAAATGGAATCACGAGATTTTTATTTAGGATTGGATATATCAACAACTAATATTGGATTGGCCTTATTTAATGATAAGGGTGCATTGGTTGAATTAAAACATTTAAAATTACACACCGATGTAAAAACTACACCAGATACAGATAGATATCTAATTAAAGGTGATCAGTTTTATAAATTCTTAATTTCATATCGTGATCATGTTAAAACAACATATGAAGCTGATATAAAAACAATATTCGTTGAAGAACCATTAATGATGTCAAATAATCAATTTACATCAGCATTGTTACAAAAATTTAATGGAGTCTGTTGTTATATAATTAAAATTATATTTGGTATATGTCCAGAGATGATTAGTGTACACGAAGCTAGATCATTATTCTGTCCAGAATTTGTAAAAACCAAAACAGTTAAAGGTAAACTCACCAAAACTTTATCATTTCCAAAAGAAATCGATAAGAAAGAATACATCTGGAAAAAGGTGGCCTCAATGGAAAGAGATATCCAATGGATATTCAATAAGAAAGGTGATATAGCACAAGAAAATTATGATATGAGTGATGCTTATTGTGTTGGGGTCGCAAAACTTAGAGAAAAGAAAATATTATAATTAAATTTGAAAGATATTGTTTATATTTATTTAATTAAATCTTCCATTAACAATTATTATAAGATTGGTATTGCAAAAGATATTAATAAAAGAATGAAAACATTGCAAACAGGCAATGCTGAAGAATTAATATTAATAAATAATTATAAAACAACATCAAATGTTGTTTCTAAATTAGAATTCTCATTACATAATTATTATAATTTGAAACATATAAAGGGAGAATGGTTTGGATTGGATGATAAAGATTTAGAAGAATTTAGTTATATTTGTGAGAAAAATGAAAGAAATTTGATTTATTTACAAGAAAACCAAATATAAATTTGCATGTTATAACATAACGATATAGTTTTGTTTAAAATTAAATTGAAATAAATCAAATAACAGTTAAAGAATGAATAATATTCCCAATAACACATTATTAAGAGCAATTGAAGTACTTGAAAAAGCAATAAGTGAAAATAAACCATATACACAAGTTTGTAGTCAATTAGGATTTTGTGGTAGAACAATTAGAAGTGTACGTAAAACACTTACTAAATATGTAAGTGAAAATAATTTACCATATCATTATGATGTATTATTTGTAAATAAATTTCTACAATTGTGTGATATTATATCCAATAGAGATAAAGCATCATCAACATATAATTATACATTAAATACTCAGCATAAAAATGTGTTAAATGAGGATGAGGGTATTGATTTAGAAAGATCAAAAACATGGGAAGATAGAGATACATCAAATAAAATAACTAAATATAATTACCATATTTTGATTAGAGATGAAGATCCATTTATTGGACATCTTACGACTGATCAAATGGAGCAGATTTTTGCGAACTATCCATATGTAACTAGAAATACAGTATCTAGTTATTTTCCATATCTAACATTTCAACAGTTTAAAAGACTTCTTAGAGTATTCAATATTACCAAAGATAGATTATTTCCAAAACATATATTGGAAAATAAATCAGAAGATGAGATTGCTGAATTTGCACTAAAGGCCAAAGAACATTCAGCATTAAAGAAATATGTTGAACAAAAACCATTATTTGTTGAAAAGGTATTGAGAGATACCCAATCTGAATTAATGGAGTTAAAAGATAAAAGAGCTTGGTATAATGGAATAGTAAAGGAAGTATTTGAGAATATTAATGATATAAATAAATTTAGTGTTACATATTCAAATAATGCATCAGAGAAAGCACTTATTATATTTTTATCAGATCATCATATTGGTGCATCAAACAACAATGCACAATTCAGCAAACCATATAACAAAGAAGTTTATTATTCTAGATTAAAACAAATTCTATCCGAAGTTAGAGAACTTAAACAAGATAATAAAAAATTCGATAAGATTATTGTCATGAATCTTGGCGATGCATTAGATGGTTGGAAAGCTGAAACAACAAGAGGTGGACATAAACTTCCACAAAATATGAATGATAGAGAACAATTTAAAACATATGTTGAATCAATGGTTATGTTTTTTCAAGAATTACATGGATTTGATTTGGCAAATAATATTGAATTTGTTTCCGTTGCCGAATCCAATCACGGAGGTGATGCTGAATATAATGCCAATTATGCATTAAAATATATATTTGATTTTAAGTTTCCAGATTTAAAATTCAAAATGTTTGAAAAGTTTGTTGAGCATATAACATACGGTGAACATACATATATCATTAATCACGGAAAGGATAATGATAAGATGATTAGAAATCTTCCATTACATTTAGATTTTAAAACAGAACTATTTTTTGATAACTACATTAAACACAATAAAATAACTTCCAAATATATTTCAGTAGTTAAAGGTGACCTACACCAATACGCCAGCGAAGTTGGAAAGAAACTAAAGTACACCAATATTCCCTCAATATATGGGGGATCAACATGGACAGATGCAAACTTTGGATATACTTGTCCAGCATTTGTTTATCAAGTAGTATCAAAGTATACCAATAAAATAACTGAAACGTATATTGAATTGGATTAATTAAAAATATGGAAATAAAAACAGTAAGTTCATTTAAATTAAATGAAAGAGAAATTAAAGATGCAATTAGAAACTATTGTGTTGATAAATTAAGAGAATTTGAAAATATAGAATTGGAAAACGTTGATATACTTGGATATGATAATGATGTAAAGGCAACTGTTAATGACTTTGTTGCTATAGTAACGGTTGTTAAAACTAATGTAATATAAATTAATTAATTATGTTAAAAAATACTGATATTAAAGTTGGTAATTGGATTGGTAGTGGTGTGAAATTTGAAGACACATCACTTATTGGTAATGTTCTTGAAATTGGTAACGATGATAGGGAATTTGAACAAGTCTGGTGTCAATGCGATGAAAGTTTCGAGTGGTTTTTTAAAGATAACTATTGTGGAATTCCAATAACAAATGATTGGCATATTCTTCTTGGTGGTGTAAAAAATGGATTTAATTCATATGAATATGATATCTCTAGATTTGAATCTGGTGAATTAAAATTATCATTTTCTGGTGATTATTTAATAATAACTGAATTTGATAAAGATAAGAAAATTCCAAACGATTTAATTGTCTTGTGGAATAAAGACATAAAGAAAGAATTTTATGTTCACGAGTTCCAAAATTTATATAAATCAATAACAGGTAAAGATTTAGTTTACAATATTGAAGATGTTTATAAAAAGTTTGAAAAATTATAAGTTATGTTCTGCAATTATATAAATGATATTTATAAAAACCATATTCACCCCAATCTAATAGATGATGAGTTTAAATACACAAAACTTTTAGAGGAAACTTTTTTTGATTTAT